CCATTGGTGACCACAGCTTTCCACTCAGTTCTGCGGCAGCTGCAACAGTATCATCCATAGATTTTTGAGCGTTGGACGTTGCTTTTCTCCATTCAATGCCAGTTCTTATATTCATGTTCTCCATAGCGGTAACATCTTCTTGCGTAACGCCTGCCATACCATTTGCAACAGCTGTTTTGGTGTTGTCTAACTCGTTATTGATACGATAAGCCTGCCGCTGCAAATAACCACTGGTTGCCGTTTCAGCGGTTGCAAAATGGTTTTCCAGATAATACATGGATGTTTCCAATTCTTCTTTTGTACCACTTGTGATTGCCTGTTGCAACTGCTCATAATTTGCAATGGTTGTACTGTATTCTGAATACATATCTTCTGCATTTATCAATGCCTGCTGTAAGGTTCTTTCATCCGCTGCTTCTTGTTTCAGCTGGTTGAGTTCTCTTACTACATCTGGATCAGCTATATCATATTCTCTAAGCCTTGCATTTTGTTTTTCAAGTTCTGCAATTCTCAAATTTCTCTGCCCAGAATCCGCATAAATTGCATGTAAACGAAAATTGCTATAGTTATTCTGTGCTTCCATATAGGTATTCAGAGCATCATCTTTTCCAGACAACGCTTCTGAAAACTGGTCAGCATAAATATTTGCATAGGCTTCGCCCTTCTTTTTCAGCAGGACTTCATCCAATTTTACAGATAATTCGTCATATTTTTGGATGACACCATCCACAATTTCAATTTCTTCGCCGGTCACATCGCCAAGTTCTTCCGTGATGAACTTCGCACGATTTTCATAGCCTTCCTTGATTCTGCCGTTGCCATCAACGATTCCATCCAGTTCAGCTTTTAAGCCCTCGTAATACTGAAATTCTGCATCCTTATTTTTTATGTTCGTATCTGCTGCATCTTTCGCTTCTTCCCACTTCGTTCTCTGATCACTCAATTTGTCACATAATTCCTGCGTTTTTTCAGAAACAAGGGAAGTTGGTTCTAAGGAATCCTCTAAATTATTATAGTAATCGTAAATGGCAATGCCTGCTCCAACGGCAAGCCCGGCAATCAATCCGAATAAGTTTGCTTTCTGTGCAGCATTCAGCAATAACTGTGCATCTTTTGCTGCCTTAATTGCATTCACAACAGCAGTCATTCCGGATACGGCACTGGATACAAATTTCGTAACCGTACCGATAGCAAGTGCAATTTTCATGGCTTCGCCGACTTTTTTAATGGTATCAATGATGTGATCCATGTTGTTGGAAACATAGTCCATAGCAGATTCCAGCTTGGGCATTGCTTTATCAAAAATCGGCTGTGTGATTTCTGTTTTGAATTTTCTGCCAAGGGATTCCGTTCTTCTCTCAACGCCGTTAAATTTAATCTTATCGACTTCTTCCAGCGTTTCTTTGGAGGTTGTGATGTTGCCGTTTACATTCATCAAGGCTTTTACGCCTGCTGCTCCAAGATCTTCCCACATCGTGCCGAACAAATCAACTCCGGCTTGATTCATTTTTACCTGATCATCCATCTGAAATAAAGCCGTTAAGGTATCTTCTGTTGCTTGTCTGGCTGTTTCCCCACCTTGAGAAAATTTTTCTCTCATTTCATCTGCATCCAGCCCAATTAAGCTGAATCCTTCTGTTGTAGAATCCGCAGTATCTTTAGTGCGAATGCCAAATTCTTTCATGGCATCGCCCAATTTATCGACAGAAAACGTACCGGAAGCCGTGCCGTTTGCAAGAGAATTAAAGAAATCATCTGCATCATAGCCCAATTGCTGATAATGCACAGCATATTCATTGATGGAATCCAGCAAATCGCCATTCTTGTCAAGCCCTTGCTGCGAACCTTGAATCATCATAGAAAACGCTTCATCAGACGAAATGCCAAACTGATCCATCAGCATTTTTACGGCTCTCAGCTGTTCCTGTGCATCGTAACCGAAGTAACTTTCCATCGTGAATAGATTCTCTGTAATATCGGACAAATCAGCATCATTCAAATCGCCAAACTGCTGTACCACCAAAGCCATCGTATCGGATACGTTGCTTAACGATTCACCGTTACCGGATTCGTAAATATCATTGATAATATCCTTGTATTGCTCCATATCACTGGCAGCCGTTCCGGTTTTTACCGCAAAACTGCCAACCGCAGAATCACTTTCGAGGAGCAGGTCATACATATCATGCAAGCCATCTGTGACAAATTTGATTCCCTCTGTATAAAGATTGGCTGCAACGCCTTTCATTGCAGTAAATCCGTCTGATGCTTTGTCGGAACGGTCTCTGACATCTTCCAAGGAATCCGAAACATCATCAAAAGAATCCGCAGAACTGTTACTGCTATCGGATATGTCCTCTAATTCTCTGCTCAGTTTGTTTGCTTCTCCCTGTGCAGAATACAGCATCTTGCTGTATTTATCGGTTGCACTTGCAGCATCATCTGCTGCTTTTCTGGCATGGATGGCTTCTTCAGAGGCATAACCATATGCTTCCGCCGCCTGATCCGCTGCCGCCTGTGCTTCCTGATATTTTCTTGACTGATATTCGACCGCATCCGATAACGCCTGTATTTTCTGCTCGGATTGTTCCTGCATTTTTCGCAGAATTTCCTGTGCCTTTGCGGTTTTTTCTACAGCATCATCATTCTGATTAAATTCAGATGTTACCGTTTTCAGCTCTTCTCGCATCGCTTTCAAACTGTTGTTTGACATGGAAAGTGCTTTCCGGAATGCACTTTCCCCATCCAGACTGATACGTGCTTTAATATCTCTTACTTGTGCCATTTTTCCACCACCTTCCATAGATGCATTTGTGTCAATTCACCCGGTCGTGTATTCAGTGCTTCCGCACGGGTAAGTCCAGCAGACAACCCATAGTATAAAAGCCGGAGAAAGTATTTCTCCCTCCGGCGAATCAGTTTTTTCCATCTTTATCTTTTTCGGCTTCCATCTCTGCTTCAATTTCCAGATAATCATCATCCGGCATGTTTTTCTTGATTTCTTCCGGAATTTCTACCTGATAAGCTTTAATGTACTCTGCAATCACTGCATTCTGAATTGCCGGAAAATCAACAACCCGAAACAGCGACAAAAAACTTTCCTGTTCTTCATCCGTCATCTGAAAAAGAGTTTCCTTTTCACCAGATGAAAAACCAGCTGCAATCATTGCATTTTTCTTGCGGATGCCACCATTGATCAATTCGACCAGCACAAAGCTGATATGTTCAAACCGATTTTCTGTATCTCTCAGCCAGTCTGCAAATACCCGTTCTTTCCCCATCTTTTCAGAGATTCGCTTTTCCGCATATAAATCCCAGTAAAGAGGATAGATTTTTTGACAGATTCTTATTGTAGTCAATTCAAATCCTCCTTTTTTATTCGCTTAAAGACACTTTGCTTACAACTGCATCCTTAATATTAAACTTCTTTTTCAAAAAGTCAATTGCATCTTTTTCTGTTGGGCATTCCACTTTTTGTTCAAAATACCGTTTCGGTGCAGAATCTGATCCATCTGTTGATAACCCGACACCCGAGATCGTCTTTGTTCCAAAAGCGGTCTTATCTCCTTTTGTGGATTCAGAATCATCCGGTTTTGCGAATGACATCTTATAGATGATGTACACATAAAAATGCTTTTGTCCATCAATTACATCTGTTTTATAATAGCCAACACCAAAATAAGGGGCAACATCATCTCCGGAAAGATTCATGGTTTCTGTTACATTGGGGGTGCTTCCGGAAGAAACTGCTGTTTTTTCATATTCTGCTCCAAGCAAGGTTGCTTCGACCTTGAGCGGTGTTTCTTCAAATGCACTCTTGTGTGTTCCAAGTCCGTCCACTTCCAAACTCAGATTCACAGCCGTAATTCCTGCATCATATTCCACTCTTCCATCATCTGCATATAAAGATGCATCATTTTTATCATAAGTCTTATCCGCTTTGATCATACGACCAATATAAAAACCGGTTCCATAAATCGGAAGACCGTTTTCCTGATATTGTGTGATCGGAGCTGCTACCGGATAACGCAAGCCAATTTGTGCCATAATTTTATAGTCCTTTCTCTCTTAAAATCTGGTTAAATTCAGACTGCATTGCATTTTGCGATGCAATTTCTGAATCTTTTTTTACATTGTCCATAAATTTAGACGCTTCTATTCTGCCTTTTACACCATAATGCAAATAGGCAGCTTTTTCAGCGTTTCGGGTGGTAATCCGTCCACGCTTCACTGAACCAACTGGATAAATATCCACTAATTGTTCTTTCGGCTTTATTACAGCGGATACTGAACGAATCATATCGCCTTCATCAATGAATTTTTGATATTCGATTTCTTCCTTTTCAATTGACTTGACAATCTCACCACCAGCTTGCAAAACACGTGTATATGCTCCCGTATCTCCTGCAAGCTCTTCCATTGCTGCAATCAAACCTTGCAAATCTTCTCCAATTGTAATATTAGCCAATCCATCGCACTTCCCACGTATAATAAATAATTCCAGTGTCCAAGTCGAATTGAATCTTGCAAGAAGAAAAATAAATCTGTTCTTTATCAAACATTTCTTCTATTTTCTCTGGCAAATCATCATATTCTGTTCGGGTTCGATAGGAAACTTTTGCAACATAGGTTCTTTCACAACAAATATTATCGTAAAATGTGTACTCTATTCCAGTTTCATTCCATACAATGTATGCTTCTTTTACGTCTGTTGGAACGATGAAATGATATACTTTTCCGGATGGAATCAATTCACAGAGGTTATCCCGAAATTCTTTCAGATTCATAGGTTTCCTCCAACTTCCAAAGACTGATTTTTGTGGTTGCTGGGGTTGTATCGTCAATCTGCTGCACTTGCACAATCCGATATTGCACATCGCCTAAAATTGCAACATCTCCAGTAGAAATTGCTCTCCGCTGCGGAACAGCAATCATTTCATCCACTTGCATGAAAATTTGCTGTGCTTCCACAAATCGTTTCACGCCAACTGTTTTATACTGATAGCAAAGCCGGTACTTTAGTTTCAGCCCGTCAACGGGACGATCGCCAGCATCTGCGATGTTCGCAACTGCATAAATTTTTGCAACCCCATCTGTAAACCGTTCAAACTTCATCGCTTTCTCCATCTACATCTTGAGAAATATAGAAATTTCTCATGGAAAACAATTCATCATGATAATCAATTTTGAATTGGTCGGATGCATGGTTATAAATATATCGGCAGAGATCCAGAAAAAGCTGATGCACCATCAAATCTTTTTCATAATCAATCTTGCTGCTGATGTATTTTCTCAAAATTGCATCGGCACGAGGTAGGATTGCCTCCACCTCTTGATTGGTTTCCGGTTCATCCCAAGTGATATGGAGATAAACCTTTACTTCTTCTACTGTCGGCAACCCTGTTCACCCTCTTTCCTTACTTAGTAGAAACAGTCTTTGCAGCCCAAATAGCACTTTCCAAGTCTGTAATATCGCAAACGGTAAATGCATTGTTATCCAGCGGTGTTCCGGCGATGTGCGTCTTAATCTTAAAAGTACGCACATCTTCCAAGAACTTATATTCATCGGAATAAGTAATACTTCCGGTCTTTGCAGTGCCTACTCCGAGAAAATACTTCTTTGCCAAGCCAATGACGGCTTTATTTTCCGGAACAGCAATCGACTGAATCACCTGCATCGGATACGGCATTACATTATTCCGGTAAGTGCCATCCGGTGCCATGATGGTCGTTGCTGGGAACACCTTTGAAAAATAGTCAACCGGATTCACGATAAAGACAACATCTGTAACAGGACGCTGCCGTCCAGCTGGTGTCTTTGCAAGATCCTTTATAATTGCACCGATTGTAACCGGTGTGATGGCATCCAGCTTTACTGTTGTCTTTTCCTGATACGTTCCAGCAGATGCATTGTCAATATCTCGCATCATGCCAATCGGCTGATCTTTTCCTGTTCCGTCTACAATTCCTTTTTCAAGTCCATATGCCAGAGATTCGGTCAGCAGTGCCCGACAATATCGTTCTAACCAAGACGGACCCAAGTCCAGCATATCCACAGGAATCGACATCCAAGCAGACAATTTATACATATCTGCACTGATTGTATCAATCGCACCGGAAAGTTCCTGCACAATTGCACTGTTAATCTGTCCCCATGCAGCCTGCTGAATACCTTGCTTATTGATTACAATCTTTGTCAATGTGCTGGTATTCATGCTGTAAACCGCATTGATCAATGGGAAGTTGGATTTGATGTCGTCCATAACCGCATCAATAAAGGTTGGTTCAATGGCATCCGGCAAATTGGTAACAGCGTTCTGATAGTCCTTTCCAACATTAATTACATTTTCCCAGAATGCCGTTTCCTTGCTGGTCAGTACTCTGTTTCCTCTGCTTGCCAGAATTGCACGGTCAGAAGCAGCAACAACGCCGTTGTATTCTGCTTTGAGTTCTTCTGAAATAAAAGCACCAAGTGCATCAATGCTTGCACGAATATTTTCAGTATCGTTCTTGTTGATTGCATCCGTCAAACCACTGATAATGTCAGCCTTCTGTTTTGTTTTTTTATCCAGATTTGTCATAACAAGCTCCTTTACAATCTAATTTTTTCAATTGTTTTATTATAAATGCTGCCGAAAATCTGATCTGCAACATTTTTTTCAGGTGGTTTCGGTTCTGGCTTTCCAGAATCTTTTTTATCAATCACATCAATGAATCCGTACTGCAAGCAGTCCGCAGCACTCAACGCCGTTTCCGCATCCATCATTTCTGTCAACTTCTGAAAGTCAATTTTCCCATTTGATTTGTCCATGTAGGCATTCTTGATATTTGCCGTGATGGTATCCAAAATATCCGCCTCATGCCGCAGCTCTTCAGCATTGCCCCATGCAATTGACATTGCATTGTGAATCATCATAGTGGAACAATTGGACATGTGGACTTCGTCACCGCACATTGCAATCACAGAAGCAATGGAACACGCAAATCCATCAATATATACAATTTTCTTTGCATTGTGCCGCATCAGCTGGCTATAAATCGCAATTCCTTCCTTTACGCTTCCACCGTTGCTATTGATATAAATGCAAATGGTATCAATTTCTCCGGCTTCAGCAAGCTGACTGCGAAAATCTTCCGCAGTTACAACTTTAGTTTCTTTATCATGTCGTTCACTAACCTGCGAATAGATGTACAAATCCACTGTTTTTTCATCTTTCTTCGCCAAATTCCAGAACGTCCCATCATTCATCCTGACCATCTCCTTCTGCGTCACTTAATGTGCTGTAATTTTTTGTAAGGGTGTATCCATCCGCCCATTCCTTATCCAGATTTTGCAGTTTTAAGGCTCTCCGGATTTCATTTGTGCTGCAAATTGCTGCTGCTTTTAGTTTGTCAGCCCCAGAAGCACATGAAAACAAATCGGAATATTTGATCATACTGGTATCAAACAGAATCTTGCTGCCATGCAGAATTTCTTCTTTTCGGTATAATTTCCTTGAAAATTCCTTGTCCGCTTTGTCGGTATAGTAGCAAATGCATTCTCCGATAAACAAATCCAGTATCTCAGACAATCCGGACGATCCGCCAGTAAGCAAAACAGGCGGTATTCGGTATTTTCTCGCAGCTGTTTCAATTGCAAGCGAAATGGTATCCTTGATTTCTGTTATGATGGACTTGTTTCCCTGAGATTTGGTGCTATCGTTCGCAGATTTTGCAGTGATTCCGCCAATCAGCGGCAATACTGCCTTATCGCTCTTTAAAAAATTCTTGAATGATACATTCATCATTTTTTTGAACTTTTCTTCGTAGTCATCGCCAGTCGGTAACGCACCAACTTCCAAGAAATATTTTTCATTGGATGCTTTTGAATAAATCTTTGTGGTAATAGACAAAATCTCATTGCAGTACGAAAGCACGCTGTTCAGCATCGCATCACTATGAGAACTTTCCCACGGATTCCCGATATAGATTACATCGCTGTAATAGCATTTGCTCAAACTGAAATCGCCATAACTGACGGATTCAAAGTATAATTCTGCTGTGTTTTTTGTCGATGCACAGAAGTGGTCTGCCACGAACCATTCTTTGTGGTGTTCAAATGCAAGCACTTCTCCGTCCCACAGATAGCGAAACCAAAATTCATAGAAAAAATCAGAAGCATTCTGGCTTCGGTTCGGGCAATAATTGAGCAGATAAAACAAGTCGCCTTGATTTTCTTTTCCGTTCTGAATCGTTTTGATTGGTACTCTTGATAAACAGGTTGCAACATAATCCACTGCAATATATTTTGCAAAAAGGGATATGAATGCTTTGGTTTCTTCATCCATTTCATAATATCCGGTGTCCGTTTTTTCTTCTTTTTCTATTTTTTCTTCCAGAAATGGTCGAAACAGTCGCTTGAATACATTCATCGTAATCACTCCCTTCTGCTTAATAGATCCACGCTTGCATCATATCAAGATTGATTGCTTTCGTGTGTTCCAAAACATCTGACACACATTCCGCAGCTACAAACGCCTTAAATTCATCATTTTTTCTGGATTTTGGTTCTATTTTTTGATAAGTAATATTGCCTGCTCCACTGGTTGCCGTCTTTGTATTATTGGTCTGCCAGCACATATTACTGTTATTTACGCCCCAGACAATTTTTTGCGTTGCAAATTTATCTGTAAGGGTCGGCACAATCTGCATTTCATCGGACGGGCGAACCAAATAGATTTGGTCGTCATGCAATTGCATAAAATCCATGCAGGCATTTCGCAGGACATTACAGCGATATTTGTCCAAACCGACCTTTAAAATCTGAGAACCTCGTTTTGCAGCTTCATTTTTCAGCCACATTGCAGGCAGTTCCGGCGGAATTGCTTTTGCATCTACAAATGTTACAAGCCCTCTGGCTTCCCATTCTCGCAATGGCGGTTTGATGCGAATCAGATCCGCAGAATTTTCACAAATCCACGTATGTCCAACCCAATAATCAACGCCGTTTACTCTGTAAAGCAATCCTGCTCCCAAAAAGTCTGTCGTCAGCATGAAGTCCAGCCCTGCAACGCATGATTTCCCCTTTAACAAACCTTCTTCCACTGGTCGATTGCATGCAATGATATTTTCCCACTTTGTGACAGCATTTTCTGTATGCTTTGGTGGACAATTCATTCTTTTGGTCGGGAAAGATGCGTTTGCAGCTGGATTTTGCTTGTATTGTGCGTATTCCATCTTGATTTCTTCCATCAAATCCGGCAGGAATCGCAAAGATGGATTTGCTTTGTGCCAAGAATCGGGATTGTCAATTTCATCAATGCAGTCAATTTTACAGATAAAAGGGAATGTCCCGTTATCTGGTTCTTCCAAATCCAGTATTTTTTCACAGGTTTCAAGCAAATCATCAAAAACAGCCCCTCTTACATTGCCGTTTGTGCTGATAATAGTTTGCCGTGGATAGCGTTTTTTACCAAGACCAGTTACTGCAACATCAATCAAAGCACTGTTTTCATAAGCATGATATTCGTCAAAGTCTACCTTGCCCGGTCTGCCACCATCTTTTGTTTTTGCATTGGATGTGCGAAACCGCAGTTCTGAGCCTGTTTTCAAGTTTTTGATGACTTCTTTGTTCCAGCGAAAATGTCGTTTCATCTTCACTGCATTCTGTTCTAGAACATCATATACGTCTAAAAAACTCTGTTTTGCCTGATCTTCTGACGTTGCAAAAATATCAATGTGATATTTTGGTACGCCATTGACAGGTGTCAATAAGGCGAAATCTTCAAACGCTAAAAAGCCATTTTTCCCTGCTCCACGCCCTACAATAATCACCAACTTGGGAAACCGAAGCTGCCCGTTTTCCTTGTAAACGCAATTGTGAATGAAAAAACAGAATTTTTCCCAAGTGAACAAAGAAAATGGAAAGTACTTTTGTAAGGCAAAGTATTTTTCCGCCTGCTCCATATCGACTACTAATTTTTCTGTTTGAAACACGTGCAAAACGAATTTATATAGCTTTTTCTGCTCTTCGCAAACAGACACATCATTTTCGCTGATTATGGATAAATAGTCGTCAATGTATTTACAGTTCGTCATCCGGCTGCATCAGCTCCGAAACGGATTTAATATCAATTCCAAGAGATTTCAAGATACTGAGCATTTGCTTATTGGTATCCCGTAATTCTTTTAGTGCTGGATTTGGTTTTGTGATCATGAATCCAGCTGTATTCGGTTCTGACAACATCGTTCCATTCTTCGTGATGTTCTTTTTCAGGTCTTCTGCACAGTCAAACAAGTATGCATAATCGTCAATCATCTTACTGATTGCACTCATATCTGCATTTTTCCGCTGCACAAAATCATACAAAGAAGCCTGTACTTCCTTTGCTTTTTTTCTCACAAAATCCACCTCCTGCAAAAAAACTACACGGGAAGCGAATCAGAAGAACTGTCTAATCCCCCCATCGGTATTGAACCCCCTAGAAAACTTTTGATTTTTTCGATAGGGGGGATTTTTCACCATCGCTCCTCGTTTTTGAATCCGATCTCTCTTGGTTTGTGCCGATCGTTGGCATGCACTGCTTCGTGACATTGACTGCACAACAGAATCAGATTGCGTTGCTCCTGCCCGTTGCTGTCTATGTAGGTCTTGCTATATGCCAGCTCCGGATGCTCTCGCAAATGGTTTACATGATGCACCAGCACTGCATAATGATATTTGCCGTTTGCTTTGCAACGCTGGCATTCGTTGTGCTGCTCTTTGCGTATGGTTGCAGCCAACTGTTTCCATGCACCGTCATTGTAAAACTGGTGTACCTGATTGGTTTTAATCAAGCCATAAATTTCTTGTACTGTCATATCATAAAAAAGATAGCCACTCAGAAGAGTGGCTTAAAATGAAACTATCCAACTCTTTATTTTATTATAAAGAGTTATTACGTGTCATGTGTGTCAACTGTGTCATGTGTGTCACTTTTTTTGATGATCCGCTGGATTGCAGCTTTTAACGCATATGATGTCCAACCGCCACCAACTAAATCAGCAACCTGCTCCCACGAAATCTTTTGATACCGTTCGTCAATATAGTATATCCGAATTGCCTTTTTCAGATTGTAGCTGTAGATGCTGTTTACAAATTTGTTTACCCGTTCGATTCCTGATTCCAGTTCTTCGATACGGTCAAATGACATGGGGCTATCATCCTGATTGATTTTTTGATACGCATCATTTACTTCTGCCTGCATATCTCTGTAATTTATCAGCAACTGTCTGATGTTATTCCCCATAACTGTAATACTCCTTAATGCACCGGATTGCTTCGTCGAATCCATAGCAGACCTTTGCAAGATAACCCTGCTCCATCAATCGTTTCAGCCATGTCTTCTGGTTTTCGGATACTCTGCCCCGTTCTGCTTTCATCTCTATGTACAACCCGTGATACTGCCCACGTGCAACCGGCAAACACAAATCCGGTACGCCAGACTTTACGCCAATATCTTTCCGCTGTTTGCCTTGTGCTGCATTGCATTTGATCTCATTCGGGATATGATACAGCAAATCTAACCCCGGATAGCGTATGCGATTGCTGGCATAGCACGACCATTCCATAACGGTTCTCTGATGTTGATATTCTGTCATTCCATCCTCCATCCGTACAGAGCCGCTTTAAATTCCTCCGGATTCAGGTTGCGTTCTTTCCGTTCCTGTTTGCAAACTGTAAGGGATGTAAACACCATGGTCTGGATTTTTCCTTTCCAATAGCCTTGCACCCATCTTCCGGTAGTGCGGTTGTAGATGCCATAGATTGGCTTCCGTTTCTTCTTTTTTCGGATTCCCAGCAGATTTTCTGTTTCTTCCGATTCAAAGCGAAACATCTTTTCCATTTCCAATTCTTCCGGTGTAAATTCCGGCTTCTCTGTGAAAGGCGGTTTTTGTTTCTGAACGACTTTCCGGACAGTGTCACCGGACACGTGAAAAGTTTCTTTAATTTGTTCCGTGGTCATCGTCCCATTGAAATATTCATCGGCAACTGCCTGCAACTTATTTTCCTGCTTCAGCCAATGCATGATAATCGCATCCCGGAACGCACCCCGATATTTTTTTATGATCAGCCGTGTGTAATTGTATGACCGATGCAACTGCTTTGCGATGTCTTCGATGCATGCTTCATCCACATAGTAGCGATAAGCTGCTTCTGTCAGTTCTTTTTCTTTGCACATCTTGGGATCTTCCTTTCATTTCTCTTAATCTGATTTTTTCATCTCTTTGTTTAGGATTTCTGCTGCTTCCATAGCAGTTACAGCGTCTCTAAAATAAACCAATGTGCTTTCTCCACTGCTTCTGTCGAAAAATGCTTGCATTTCCCCATCAGTATGATCAAACGCAACAAGGAATTTCGCTGTACCATCCCAATCCGGCTCATAATTTGGGCAGAGCATATCATGCAGCTGCTCAAGCCGTAACAATAACCGCATTTTCTTTGCAACTTGTTCGGCACGTTCTTTCGTGCGGAAACAGTTGCCAACTTCGAATTTATATCCGTCCGATACATAATCATCATAAGTATAATAATCAACTCCGAAATCGTCGTCGATATAATAATACTTATCTCCGTAAGTCGGAATCCATGATTCTGATTCTGCTGGTTTCTTCTGCATCTCTGCTTCTTTCTCCAACGCCTCCAGCTTCCCCAAAAATTCCGCTTTAAGGGCTTCTAGCTTCTTCTCAATGTTGCTCATTTCAACATTTCCTTTCTCTTTCATTCAGATTCTTTCGCTTCTATCGCTGTTTTGCCAAACACAAAGTTCTGGCTTCCCCATCCTCCTTGAATGTTTGCTCTCGCAATCTCCAAAGCATGCACAGAGTTACGATAGCATTTATCACACTGCTTTTTGCCGTTATCAATATCCTTGCCACAGATTACGCAGTGGTATCCATCGCCAAACAGACACCTTGGTAACATCCCCATTTTCCGGTTCTTTTCCATGTGCCTTTTTGCATCCCGTTTTGCACACATCACGCATGCAACTTTACCAGATACCGCTGGTTTCTTTCCGCAATAGACGCAAATTCCAGCGGCTTTTCTGCTTTCATACATTTTTTTATGCCTGATGCTGTTTTTTTCTTTCTGCTCCGGTGTCATGTTTGCATTATATTTCCTGTTGTATTCAGCTTTCTTTTCGCTACATTCCCAACATTTCCTTTTGTGTGGTTCTGCTTCTCTTTGTCCGCACTCTACACAAATTCCATGACTGGCATACCATTCACGTCTTATCATCCTTGTGTTCTTCATCCGGCAACACCTCTTCCAGCACATCTAAGCCACCATATATACGCAACTGCAACGCCTCAATCACAACAAAGTTGATATATGTGCCAATCTCGGCAAAATCAACATATGTATCCGGGTCAGTATCTCTCTGACCTGCTGTTTTTTGCACCATTGCTTGGCGGATAATGTCAAGGTGCTCTTTTAATATCCTGACACCCTCTTTGGTGCAGGTGTTTTTGGGTTGCAGCTTTAAAAAAGACCACATTGTTTGCAGCTGCCCCTCGTCAAGCTCTCTGAGATTGTGTTTTGCCATTATTTTAACTCCTCCCGTGATTTTTATGCTTTTTGCCTTTGTTATAGCCAAGCCATGTTGACCAATATCCTTGATGATATTTCCGATCCTGTACCGCCCAAATATAGATTGTCTTCAGCGGATTGTAATAGATTTTCCCGTTCCGCTTTCTTTCTTCGATTCTGTTTTGGTAAAATCTGTACGCATCTGCACCAAATTCCAAGATTACAGTGCGTTCGGTCAAATTCTCCGGAATTTCTACATACATTTTTATCACTCCAATCCCAGCAGCTTCTTCACATCGTCCTCATACCGCCATTTGCATTGTGTCCCGTCACAATCACTGTTGCAGCAGTGGCAGTATTCGTTTGCTAAACATTCTTCATACGGGCTATATTCCGCACACTCTTCAAAAAGCCCCTCTGCATCATCTGCTACTTTTTTCAGCATCTGTTTCAGCTTCTGGTTTTCTTCTTCCAGTTCCTTGTTTCGCTGTTCGAGCAGTTCCACGGTTCGTTCCAGCGGCTGAATCGTTCCAAACAACGTCTGTTTGATTTCATGCATTGGATTTTCATCGTAAGCACGTTTGTTCCATCTTGTTGCATATTCGCCGATACAGCCTGATTCAAGGCATGCATCGCCTGCTCCAATCGAAAACGGCATACAAATATCATCCAGAATGCAGGATTCCTCTTTATTTATGTCGTAATCTTCATGCAGGAAATACAAATAATTTCTCCGCTTTCCGTCCCTGTCTATCAGCACATCGTTATGAAACTGCATTTTCCGTCCGCAGAACGGACAAGGTTTCAGCCTGTTGCCAAGTGTTTCTATCGTTTCTCCAAGAGCTTGCTGCCGTCTGTTCCAGTCCTGACAAGCCTTGTACTTGTTTGCAAACCATTCTCCGGTGCTGTTGTGTACCCCATTTTCAGAGCAAAACAGCTTGTAACAATGTTCCGCTTTTTCCGGATCTATGTCGTAAACATCATTGATTTTCGGCACAGCCCCACAAATTGCACAGGGCATCAGATGTTCGACCAGTTTTCCCATTTTTCATTTCTCCTTTTCATTTATATCAAAAGTCCACGCTTCGCAGGCGTGTAAAACACTCGTTCTTTTGGATAGCCTTTTTTATATGGCTCTGCCAATGTGTCACCCTGTACAACGATTGCTTTTATTCCAAGCAAGCTCAGCTGCACATAGCACATATAGACTGCTGACCAGTCCAAATCCTGACAAACCACATCCAAAGTTTTTTGATAGTTGATTCCTCTTTTTTGCAAAACCTGTGCAGTAGCGACAACCATTCCGCCGCTGCCGCATGAAGGCTCATGCAGCGGTATCCGATCATCGTTGATGTTTTTTGGAACAACAAGCTCTGCACACGCTAAGCTAACATGGTATGGTGTAAAAAACTGCCCTGTGTTTTTGTTTCCGCCAACACTTTCCATATAGACTTCTCCGAGGACGTCACTCAGCCCTGTATCTTCGTATGTAGCAGTAAGCATTCCAACCATGTCAGACATTTTGTAACGGACTTCTTTATCGTATTTGCGAATCGTTGACAAATACTGTTCTTCTCGTTTTTTCCATAAGTCGTTGTGAATCAGTGTGCAAGTGTTGCTGATCGACAACGCTAAGCACTGCATCCAATCAAAAAATACAACTTGTGGAGAATATGCACCAGACGAAATCTCTTTGATGCATTTTGCAATTTGCTTTTTCATCAATCCGATCCTTTCTTTTCATACCATTCCGTCAATCGTTCTGGCATTGTCCGTAATGCACTGTGTTCGGTTGGTGGATGTCTCCAGTATCTTCGTTCGCATTCTTGGCAGCAGAATCTTGTCCGCTTATCCCGCTTTCCATCCGTAACAACCGCCTTACCACATTTAGCACAGTAAAATGCGACGGATGGGAAACGTACTTCCATTGGGTGCTTTTTTCGATAACGCTCGCCGCATTTTGGCGAACAATAGATCTGATTGACAGATTTCTCACAAAAATCCGTTCCGCATTCTGGGCAAATCATTTTTTCGACCATCCTTTATTGTTTTTTCATTATTTCTGCTTTCTTATCATCAACTGCTACAATTTCGTATGTCCTTATTTTTTTATTATTTTAATGTCAATACGACCGAAGCCATTCTATATCAATCATGGAACTTCACCCTCTGTCCGCAGTCCGCACAATACCGTGCTTGCTTGTCCGTATGCTGCAAGTTGCCGCACGATCCACACGTCCACCAGAAATACCCATCCATCAGTGTAGATGTTTCCACGTTTTCCGGAGCGGTCGGAACGGCTTTTCCTCTTGCTTCGTCCAGTTCCGCAAAAAGCCCGTCATAGCGTTCCAAAATCTCATACGGGGAAATATCGTGATACTCCCACAACGCTGTATTGATTGCTCTTGCACATTCCGGCTTCATTGCCCGATCGGAATCTTCTCCGAACAGAATTTCTTGAATCCCCTGCCATTCGTCAAAGTCCAGCATGTCCATGTCGGTTTCTACCGCATAATCGACCTGCTCCGGAAATGGAATTTCATTTTCAAACAGGTTTACGACCATAGAATACACATACCGTACAGAGCCAAAGGGATGTTCTGCCTGCTCTTTTTCCGTAGTTTCCTTTAGGAAGCACGTTTCCGGAGCGTCTACAATGCCACGTCCCTGATTCAGCATCCACTGAACAATTTTATTTCTTCTCTCACTCATCGCTTTTCCCTCCATCGATTTTCAATTCAAAAACGGCATAATTGCACCAATGACAGAACCATGTGTTGTCGTCACAATAACCGGAGATTCTTTGTCGTCATCTTGAAAAAAACGCAAGTTGCCTGTAAAAAGATGCAGGAATTTCTTTTGCAGCCATATCACACTATCATCAGAACGTAAAAATGGTTTTATCCCTTTTATTCGTTCTACAGCCAAAAATTCCGCTATTTTCTCATCAATATCATCATTGGAAACTAACGGCACAATCTCATCTTCAGAAGAAAATTCTGTTCTTCCATCCAGTGGATCTCGATCTACAGAGATAATAGGCATTCCTTTGTAATCATAAGGAATCCCAATTATTCCCAGTGAAACTGCTACAGCTCCATTTGGATCTGTAATCATGGTTTCCCCATCGTGCAAGAATGAATATATTACCTGTCTCTCACTCATCGCTTTTCCCTCCATACGCTTTTGGAAACGGCATCCACGCCACGACATCATCCAAGGTAACCACACCGCCGCCATCTGACCGCATCACAACAAACTGCTTGTCAACTGCCCAATACTGTGCAACGCATACTCTCCGAAATCCAACACGCTTGTCATCTATTGTTACCAGCAGTACCCCTGTTTCCTCAGGAAGTTCTTCTTCAACCGGTGTCCATCCCATCGCAGAATCCACATCATTCAGCAGGCTGCACGCTTCATCAATCGCTGCATCCCATCCCTGAAAATATGCTTCATCTGCATCCGTTCCGCCGATGTAGTCCAGCATCGCATACACTTCCCGGCGGCTGACGTAATCATCCGGAATCGTAAAGTCCAGATTCTTATACTGCGTTTCAATGTAGTCTTTCATGATTATTTCTCCCTCTCGCTTGTTATTTTAAAAATCCGGCACAGTCTGCACAATACAGACCGCCGTTTGCTGATTTCATAAGTGGCACACCGCTGATTTTACAGCGGCAGCACTGCTTCGGTATATCGTCCGGAGCAGGCATTGGCTGATTCCAGCAGTATGTGCAAAGACTTGTCCATGTGCTGCCCCGTCCCTTGTCGTCCTGCTCACACAGTCCCTTTTCGCAATGCAGGAATGGTTGACTGCTCGGGCAGCCATCCACACCGCCGATCGCTTCTTCATGCACCATGTACGGTTTCTTTTTCTTCATGCATTCCTTCAAGGTCATGCTGATTTGCTCCTCTCTGTATATCCTTTGCAAAGGCAATCAGATTGCCCAACTTTACGCATAGACGCTCCGCAGCCTGAATGACATCATCCACGCATCCGACCTCATTCAGCAAGACCAGCCGTTCAGACTGTGCTGCCAGCTCAATTGCCATGCTCAGAAGCTGCCGGTTCTTCGGCACTTCCGCTTCTTTTTTCTGCTTCATACGTCTTCCCCTTTCGGAATCCGTTCCAGTTTTGCCCCTGCTTCGGCAGTCCGAACATCCACCTTGTGATTGTGGATGTCAAAAGCAACCTTAATCATGACAGCCAAAGTAAGTATCAAAAAGCATCTGATCATCTTTCCTGCTCCTTTCCCATTTCCGGCGGCATTTCGGGCATAAATACCAGCCCGAAAACTGCCAGGATACATTCCACCACTGCTTGCACCACGCACATTCCGCATACTTGTATCCATTCCGGATTTCAATTCGTGGCGTTCCGTATGGGCGTTTCTCTTTCGCCATCGCTTACCGCCGCAGAACTACGGGCGGCGGTGGCGGTGCTTGCTCGTAATATCCATCATAATATCCGCCCTGTGCGGCTTGCTGTGCATTCCCTGACGGTTTTCCATCACCGCAGAAGTTCAGCTGATCCACATTGACTTCCATTGCATAGTGCTTCACGCCGTTGTTGTCGGTATAGTCCGCATTCTGTAGCCGACCTTCGGCGGTAATCATACCGCCCCTATGTAAATACTTAACTGCAAACTCTGCGGTCTTGCCCCAGCATACACAGCTGATAAAGTCTGCTTCCGGTTTTCCTTCCACCTTTCGATTTCTGCCGACCGCAAGCCGGAAATGGCAAACCGCCGTGCCGCTCTGTGTCTGCCGTGATTCCGGATCCGCACACAGCCTTCCTGTGATTACAACCACATTCGTCATGCTTCAATATCTCCTCTCTCGTCCTGCACTTCCCGCAATGCACGGGAAATATCATAAATGAATTGCTTCTGTGCTTCCGTATCTGGAAAAATGTGCTCTGCTACATTGGAAACAAGCGTACACAATGCAGCACCCGTTTCCGCTGCATTCGCACCGCCAAACACAGCACGGCAGCTGATTTGATGGTCTTCATACAGGACTGCTTTCAGCTTCAGAATCTTTTTCATTTCTCTTCCTCCTTCGTCTGGTTATAAGAGCATCCCAATTCCTGAAAGAGTTCCTCTCTTTTTCCCAGCAGGTAATAGAGTTCGTTCAGGAACATGGAATCATCTGTAATGTCAGCGAACAGCTGTTCACTGTACAGCAGGATTCTGGATTTGATTGCATTTTCCAATGCCGTCAATCGTGCATATGCATTCATGTTTGGTTCTTCCTTTCCATATCTTTTAGTTCTTCTCTCAATCGGGATATGATTTCCGCTTGCAGATCCGATATTCTCGACAGCCTGACGATTTCTTCTTTTTGCTTTCGGCGGATGGTTCGGGCATCTCCTCGATATTCCCTCTGGTAGTCTGCCTTCTGCAATTTCCGGTGTATGGACTGGCATTCCGGACAGCGTTTCAGGCTGTTAAACCGCTGTTTCCCAAGGGTGTTCCGTGTTCCGAGAAAACAATGACAGTCCACGCAAAATTTGACTTCATTCACGTAGATTCACCCCTCCCCTCTTCTACTCCCCTACTGGTTTTGTCCATGGTTTTGACTTCACCGTACTGTCCCATTTTTTGAATCTCCTGAAACAGGGAAGTGGTCAGACGCTGCTTTTCCGCACAGACTAACTGCTCTAAAAGAGCTGCATTCTCTCCGTACGATACAGGAAAATCATAGGTCAGATACCTGTTCTGCACATCATCGTGCCACTGGATCTGTACCACCCGATAATTTCCACACAGATTCTCCCGGCTCAAATCAATCTTGGTTTGCAGCCGCTGGAGCGTCTCGAGATGCTCCCGAATATCTACCGTGCTGTCAATCCCGTGGGACACATCGTAAAAGTTAAATCCATAGATCTGCTTGCTCTGTTCTGCCGGTGTTGGCTTCTGCGGTTCTCTGTGCCGCTCTTGCCAGTTGCTTTTGATTTGCATTGCAATATGATATGCAGTCGCTCCGAACATTCCCAGCACACAGACCACTGCAAAAATGGCTTCTCCATCCACAAACTTTTCCTCCTTTTTGCTTGACACCGAACCCGAAAAGGAGTATGATATTCTTGTCGATCCCTTTCGGCATGGTTTGTTTAATTCCAATTTTATTTCTCCTTTTGATGCCCTGTTGCACCCTCTCAGCAACAGGGCTCTTTTTTATGCCTTGTCACTGTCGTCATTCTCCTGTAGGTTATAGATTAAGCTCTCATAGGCTGCTGCATTCTCTGAAACATAGGTTTCCGGCTTTCGCTTGCCCTGACAGGTTCCGTCTGTCTTGCCCCAATAAGCCAGTGTGCCTTTCCAGTTTGTGATCGGCTGACCGTTCTTGGTTTTCCATCCACGTTCGCTATAATAGCTGTAAAACTTCTGAACATCTGTATGGATGCCTTTCTGCTCTGCATACTGTTTGACCTCTGATAAGGTGGGAAGTTGTGCTGATTGTTGAAAAGTTGAAAGATTTTCTTTGGATTCGCCATCTAAGATAGATAGATAGATATCTTTCTCTATCTCTCTATCTATATCTATCTCTCCGTGACACATTTGTGACACGCCTGTGACATTGTCACACCCTGACGTTTCAGGCTCGTTACTCAGTAACGATTGCTGTCGTTTTCTCTCCCGTTCTGCACGTTTTCGTTCTGCTGCTGCCGTTTCAGAACCGATCGATTGCTTCATATCCGGCATGAAGTATTCCTGCTCGCTGCGGATCTCCAGCTTTCCGTGTTGCAGCAAGAAGTTCAGCGTTACTTGTACGTTGTCCTCTTCCTCGTCCAAATCAAGGGCAAGTTCTGCCGGAAAGTCTTCTTCCAAGCCGTCATAGTACAAATACCCATCATCTTTCAGGCTTCGGAGCATCATTTTCAGATAAATGATAACGTATGTATCACCGCCAGCAATCTTTCGCAGCCGTTTAATGGCTTTATCTCCAAAAAAGTCTTCCGGAAGTTTCAGCCAATAGTACCGTTTTCCCATCTGTTCACCCCCTTACATCATCCGCAGATACCAGCGGACAAATACCGCCGTTGGGACTAAAAAGCCCCGATTCACACTGCCAGCCTGCCGCCACGCAATGCCGAAAGAATTGGTTGTCTCCAGCATGGAGCGGACACTTTCCGGTGTGCAGTGCAGGAACTTCGCCAGAGCATGCACCGGAATGTTCTGCGGATATGCTGCGATCAGATCAGCGACCTTTTCCGTGTCCTGCTCGATGTACGCTTGAATCTGTGTGTTCATGTTCTCACCCCCTCTCACGCACAAACGCCGTATTTCACAGCCAGTTCTTTGACGATTGCCACATAGATTTCAATCAGCTTCTTGTCCTCTGCGATGATGTCAACCCGTGTCAGCTTGTCCCGTTTTGACTTGCAAACGCCCTCGCCAGCCATCCGATTCCGCTTGTTGGTCAGACGGGTGTTCAGGGAAACGCCTGCTCTGGATTCGATGGAACGATAGATTTCCTCGTAAACTAACCGAATACCGCCATAGCCATCTCCGGTTGCCCGTGCAATCTTGTTAATCAGGTGTTCGCTGTCTTTCCGCCATGCGGTCTTGTCCAGAGCGATGACCTCGCAGGTATTCTGCAACTTCTGTTCCAGCCCTGCAAGTGCGGTTGCCTGCTCTGCCTGACGGGCTTCTATCTGTTTCTGACGGGTTTCCATCTGAATCAGAACTTGCAACTGTGGGGATAAATCTGCAAACTGCGACTGCACGGAATAGCTGCCGTGCTTGCGGATGGATGGAAGCACATCATCAAACACCCAACGCTCGAACTTCTCTGCATCCGGTCGGCGGCTGTGGGTAATCAGGCGGTAAAGATTGCCTTCTGTAATAAAGCTTGCTTCTTGTGTTCTTCCAAGGCTGTCGATGAGGTCGCGTTTCACGACCCCATCCTCTTTGCAGTGTCGTGTGATTGCTTCATTGGTGTTGCTATATTTCAAAGCAAGAGCAACATCCTTTCCGCAAAACAGCACCTTGCCGTCATTCTGTTCCAGAATCCGGATTTCTCCGAAAACCTCATTCATGAATACCTGAATTTCATTCTCATTCATTTGTGCTTTCCTCCTGCTTTCTTGTTCGTGTCGGATACAGCTTTTCAACTGCTGCAACGATGGAAGCTTGATACAAGACCTTTTCAGTCTGTTCCTTATCCAATCCGCCAAGCAATTCCAGCAGAGTTGTCATCGCATTGATGTCAACATGATAGTAATTGCAAGTGTTGCACAGCGATATGGTTGTGTCAAACGTCGTTGCCATAAAACAACATCCTTTCATAATTTATTACCCTTACGGGCTGGGATGCCGCTGATACGCTCAACGGCTCAGAAGCGTGTTAGTATAAAGGCAAAGTTAGGAGGTAATTGCCCACGATGCTGCCACATCGTCCCCGTGTTGCCGATAGGGCAGCAGGTGTTGTATTTCCTGTCAAATTATGATAAAATTGACTGGAAAGGGGGTGAATGATATGAAGTTAAACTACGATTGCTTACGGTCATTGTTGTTAAAACTCGAAGAATTTGAAAATATCGATGAGAATCTAAACTACCAATCTATGACACTCGATGATATGGAAAAAGCACTGCCGGACTTTCCAAAAAATGTAATCGCATATACAACTTTAAAAGCAGAACAAGGTGGATTGATAAATGCACAAATAATGAATGCAGATAATAGCATTTACATGTGCATTTATTCCAGCTTAACCTACGATGGACATCAGTTTCTTGACAATGTTAGAAGCAATAGTATCTGGAGTAGAACAAAATCAATTGCAAAAAAATTAGGATGCACATCGCTCAATTCGTTGATGTCTATTGCTGGGAAGATTGCTCTTGATGTAATTCAATCCCAATTATAGGCTTCCCATTTTTATCAGTTACGGCAAATTCTTTCTTTATCGTAAGAAAACAGCCGTCAGGAATCTGACAATTTCCTTTTGGGCACTCTGTGTTTTTCTGTGGGTCGCACAGATACAGGGTGTCCTTTTTTTCATTGCTTTTCATTATTTCACCACCTTCTTTTAATTTCAGTCGAGCGTTTCGGTTTTCCGCTGGCTCGTGGCTTTTGGTTTTCCGCTGCTTGTCCTCGACTGTGATTTTAGTATACTACTTTGCGTTGCATTTGTCAATTGTTTTTACTACTTTTTGTTGTGTTGCACAAATAACAGGTTGTATTTTTATGCATAGTTACAAATTTCAGGTTGCATTTATACTGTTACCATTGACTTTTACCACTTTTCGTTGTATAATGAAATACAACGAGAGGTGGTGAAAATATGGACGTTAAAATAAAAAGAGGGCAGATTTTAAAAGATTTGCGTAAAAACTATAAGGACGCAAAATTAAATCAAGCCGATGTTGCCAATATTATCGGAGTATCCGTTCAAGCGTATCAAAAGTACGAATACGGAACAGCAGAGCCTACATTTGATGCAATCAGCAAGCTTGCTGATTTTTACAATGTATCGGTAGATTATTTGCTTGGTCGTGAAACAAATAAGCAAATTGATTATATTCAGCAGTTGGCAGATGAAAAAGGGCTTGATAGTTCACAGCGTGGAATCCTTGCAGCTTTTTGCTATATGGATGATGCTGGTCGAGAAAAATTGCTTGATTCCATTGAAAAGATTCACAATTACAAAAAAAGCCGCCGGGAGCAGGAGCAGACGGTAAAGCAGTCTACCACGCTCGGAACGCTCGAAGACCAGATGGAGGAAGCAGCCGAATCAAACCACAAAAAATAACCGCAATCCATGCGAAAGAGCAATCATTTTCGTGACCTCACGGATATGAATGAACCGTCCCACTACAACCACCATATCACACCCCCACGCCAAAATCAAAGGTTATCTGACCAAATCGCCCTTTTATCTGACGAACGCATCTTTTTGCCTGTGAAATGGAAAAATGTACATAAAATAATCGTGTTTATTTTTTTCGGTTTGTCGTACCCTAATCAAAGGGCGATAAATCATGTTAAACATCATTTTTGTGGACGATTTGCCAGTAGCAACTGAGAGGGCACAGGCAGCGTTCAGAGCGATTTGTGACCGCTACGGCATAACTTTTGCGATAGCCGTCAAAGACACCGCAGAAGGCTTTCTAGCGTGTGTGGCAAAGCAGGACTATGACATCTACGTGATTGACATCGAATTGCCGGACACAAGAGGGGACAAGCTGGTACACGCAGTGCGTGCTATCAATCCTATGGCAACCATCGCTTTTTTGTCGTTTTACAACACATACGGTAATATTGCGGTTGGTGCACGAATAGATGCCTATCTGTACAAGATGTACGAAAGCAGAGAGATGCAGGAGCAGGCTGCAATCCTGATTAAAAAGTGTGCAGCGAAACGGCAGCATTACCGATTCCAGACAGTTTCCGGAGCGGTTGACGTTGCTGTGGTCGATATCCTGTACCTTGTATCCCATCACCGACAGATTTATTTGCATATGCGTGACGGGACGATCTACAGCGTATATAACACCAGTCTGACCGCTTTAAAAGCTGAGCCGCAGTTCTGGCAATTCGCACGGCTGAACAGGAATTATCTGGTAAACGCCAAAAACGCCGTAGAATTTGACCGCAAACGCAATGTCATCTGGATGCAAGACGGGCAGAAGATAAAAGGTAAAAAGGATGCTATCATTGATATGTTGATGTTGGTCGCTGCGGAATGCTGGCATGATTACGGCGAAATCAACGAAGAAGACGTAGAAGCTTTACAAAAATGAAAAAGCCACCAGAGCAAATTTGAAATGCTCTGATGGCTTTTTCTTATGCTATAATTTTGTGATTTACTGAACAATCATGCAATCCGACAATACTAAATACTGTCCATCTGTGACGGTTACATAACTCTGTCCCTCAAAAATATGGTTGGCAACAATGTCGGCATCCGGAAGGCTGTTACCATAAATGCAGTAATAGCCGCTGTCATCCGGAAGACTGTTAAGGCGATATTCTCCGGCAGGAAGGTCAATACCAATCCGGAACATGCCAGACTTGCTGGTATCAATTTGATAGGTTATCCCATCAATCAGACTCACCGGAACTGCAATTGCATCCGATATTTTGAAATACTGCCCATCGGAAACCGTTACAAAGGCATTATAGTCAAAAATGTGGTTGCCAATGATGGTATCACCGTTGCTGTCTGCATTTACGCTATAATAGCCGCTGTCGTCTGGATCAGCATAAAGGCAGTACTCGCCAGCTGGAATATCCGTGCCGACCTTATACATTCCCTCTTTGTAGGAAACTGACTGTACTGCTTCGGTTGCTGGCTCTGCTGGAGCTGCTGGAACTTCTGTGTCCGGAGTTGCTACAATGTCTGTGCACTGTGCCAAGGCTTCCTGAAGCTTCTGCAAGTTTGTAACAGTGTCATTTCCGTCTACGGTATCAATTCCACGATAAACGTATTTAATTGCTGTGAATGCATAGAAGCCTGCCTGCTCATAGCAAGTATTCGTGTTTTCGTAGTAATAATACAGCAGCTGGCTGTTATACATCGCATACTGCATGGTATCATTGTTGATAAAGAAATCGTTGTAGTTCCGGATGTTCTTCAATGCCTTCTGCAAATCTTCCGGCGTTGCTGTTGCAGCAGCCGCTTTCGCATCATTAGACAGTTTGTCAACCATCTCTGTGGTATTCGGCTGTGGTGCGTGTGTGGTTGTGGTTTCAGTGGTTTCAAAGGTAGTCGTCATGGGTGGCTCTGTTTTCTTTTTCGTAGCGACAGGCGGTGCAGTCGTAGCAATCGTTGTAGCTGCTACTGTTGTTACTTCTTCTGTGCTGCTCTGCTCTTCTACAGTTTGATTACCGCATCCAGAGATGCTAAACACGCATAACAATGCCAATACCCCAGCGATTCCCGTTCCCTTTTTCATCGTTTCAATCTCCTTAAAATAAAATTACTATAAAATGAATCGTACCATATAAACTACTTTACCACTTTATTTACGATTTTACAAGGGAATCATGCATATTGTAACTAAAATGTAATAAAAACTGGTGCAACAGCTAAATTTCATATTACATATTTATTTGATACAGGTAAAAACAACCACAACAAATAGAAATATTATTTTCTCTTGAAACTGCTTACAACATATGATATAATAAAAATACCGCTTGTTGCTGGTACAACAGGCGGCATTTATAAGGGAACAAAAAATATAATTTGGCAATATTTATTATATCATATTTGTTCCCACTTGTCAAGGGAGCGAAAAAAATGGGCAGACCGAAAAAGGAAAAGCCGAACCGTGGGGATGGACGATATGAAGTGAAAATTTGCATCGGTGAACGATTCGATGGCACAAAAATCATGAAAAGTTTCTATAGTCGAATTAGTAAAGAAGATGCAAAAGCAAAAGCAGAACAATATAAAATCAATTGTGCTGTATCTGATATAACAGGTGTGCAATATCAATCTACGGAAATCTCTTTTGAAGTTTGGGCGAAACGTGTCTTGGAATCCATAAAAGGCACAGTAAAAGACAGTTCTTATAATTTGACATATAAAAATGCAATTCTTAATCATTTAATACCATACTTCGGAAAAAGGAAAATGTCCATTATCAAGCAAATAGATATACAGGGATATTTTAACAGCTTGCAAGAATCCTATACACTGGAAACGATGAAAAAGCACAAAATGGCACTGAATAAAATTTTTGAATCAGCTGTTCAAAATGACATTATACAAAAAAATCCATGTATGGATATCAAATTAGTAAGTAAAAAACAGTCAGAGAAAAAAACTACATATACACAAGAAGAATGCAATCTTATAATGTCTTATGCTGAAACGCATAGATATGGTCTTGATATTATCCTTATGCTTTCTTATGGTATTACTCGTTCTGAACTGCTCGGAATACGCTGGGAAGATGTTGATATTGACAAAAGAGTATTGCATATATCACGTGGCGTTACGGATGTGCAAAATGCGGCAACGGGAGTGATGGAAGTAATTGCTGGAGAGCCTAAAAACAAATTTCGAAAAAGAGATATTCCGTTAAGTAATAAAATTATCTCCTTACTGCTACAACGTGAAAAAAATGGAGATTTTGTCTTTTGCAACAAAAATGGAACTGTACAAAGCCCACGTACATGGAGCAGGCGACACTATGATGTATTTATGCGTGATATGCACAATTATTATCTACAACAAGGCATTGACATTCCAATCCTGCATTCCCATGAATTAAGACATACTCGTGCTACTCTGTGGATTAATAATGGTGCAAACTTGTTCGCAGTTGCCGATGTGCTCGGTCATGCAGATTTAAAAATGTTGCGAAAGCGATATGCACATAGTGATGTTGAAAGTACGAGAGAACTTCTTAAAATTGACGAAACTGACGAAAAATTGACGAAATAAAAATCAGTTTTTTTCCAACGCAATCAATTCGTTAGAATTGAAATCCCTCGAATTATCGCAGATTTTTGCTGCTTTTCGGTATTTTTTTAGTTTTTAAAAATACTTTGGGGTGGTAGAGGCCGCCGGTTCAAGTCCGGTCACTCAGACCAGAGAAAACCCACGCAGTTTCGAGGCTTTTTCGGAATTGCGTGGGGTTTTTTGCGTTTCGGGAAATCGAATGTTCAGGGCACTATTAGGGCACTATTTTTTTGAAAAGCTATAAAAAGATACAACAGCATACAACAAAAAAGCCGCCAACGGAAACTGAAATGCTCCCTTTTTGTTAGACAATGTGGTATAATAGAAATATACCAATAAAAAAACTAACGAAAGGGGGCATTTTTATGCCAAAAGGACAGCCGAACAAAAGTGAACTGACGATTTTTTTCTACCTGTTTTTGTATCGGCGTGCGGTTTATGAAGCAAAAATACACACTTCATTCTGATTTTATTCACAAAGTTGCTCCCATCCGTTCGGCATTTCATACAAGTTTTTAGATTTATTTTTGTCGCATCCTCCAATTTTTTTGACAAAGCTGTAAATTCGTTTCGAAACTTGTACGTTTGCATACAAGTTTTTCCCGAAAATCCCTGTAATATGAAGGGGGCTGTCCATCTCGGCAACCTCCAGTCATACAAGAAAGGGAGGAATTTTTGATGATATTATCCATTCACCTGCAAACCAACAATATTTCATGCAAAATATTAGGCGGTGAGAAGCGATGCTAGAAAACGGCTATGTAACATTACCACGGCTCTTTTTTCGGAACTGGGAATGGTCTGACGATGCAAACACCGTGGCAGTCTTTGTACGACTGCTCATTGAAGCGGATATTGTCCCGAACAGCTGGCACGGAATTCCTGTTCCAAGGGGCGGTATGGTTTCCAGTTACGCACGGCTGGCGGAGAAAACCGGACTATCTGTCAAAAAGGTGCGGACTGCCATCAAACATCTTGAAGCGGCAGGGTGTGTGGCAAAGACTGCATACCCAAATTGTACCGTATTTGCGATTAAAAACTTCGATTTGTTTCAGGCAGGGGCAAGCCTGCGGTCAAACGAGGGGCAAACCATGGACAAGCCAACGGCAAGCAACGGGCAACAGAATAAGAAGATAGAAGAACAAGAAGAAAAAGAAGAAAGAAATCTATCTATCTTAGATGCAACCAGTAAAAAGATTCCAACGCTGATAGAGATTCAGACGTTTGCAGAACAAGAGGGGCTTTGCGTGGATGTCCAGAAGTTTTATGATTACTATACGGAAACGGGCTGGATGACGAAAAATCAGCAGCCCATTACCAACTGGAAAAGCACCCTGCTCTATTGGAATCAGTCCGAGGGAACACCCCACAAAAAAACAAAACAAGAAGAACCACGCTCTGAAAATGCCGACATCTACGAAAGCCTGATTGGACGGGTGCTTCTTTGAATGCAATATAAAATCATCCGCACCGGAACGTCACCTGCTCCGATGCGGATTTTTTACGATTTCGTTTTCTTGGCATGCTTCTCTAAGCAATGCTGGGCATACGAACAAGTCGCTGTAACCGTTCCGCCCTGCTCCGCCCGCAAACGTCCGGTTCTTCTGCGGTTTCGTTTACTTGGCGTGCTTCTCCAGCCAATGCTGAGCATACGAACAAGTCGCCGTAACCGTTCCGCCCTGTTCCTGAATCGCCTGCACGGCAAGCTCCATCAGCGTTCCGGCAACCCCCTGCCCCCGCAGACTGTCGTCCACAAACGTCCGCTGAATGCAATAGACCTTCGGTTCTACCTCCGGAAACAAAATTTCTGCGATTCGCTCGCCAGCTTCGTTCTCCAGATAAATTTCATGCTCGTTTTTCTGATATGATTTTTGCATCTCGCATTCCTCCTTTTTCTATCTCTGATTCTACCACAAACCAAACCGGAAATCTTGTAAAAAAAGAAAAAAGATTTAAAAACCGCTCATTTTGTTGACAGCGTTCTGAAAATATGATATAATGAATTTGTTTGGCAATCCACAAAAAATCAACCGAGATTTACAGTTTTTTTGTGAAGCAAGCCCAAAATTAAAAAACGTCTATCAAATTAAGGAAGGTATTACCATCATAAAAAACGTAGTGATTATTGGTGCAGGGCCGGCAGGGTTGACCGCAGCCTATGAGCTGCTCCAGCGTGCCCCAAAGGAGTATTCCATCACCATCTTAGAAGAAAGCAATGCCATCGGCGGGATCTCGAAAACCGTAAAATATAAAAACAACCGCATGGACATCGGCGGACATCGGTTCTTCTCCAAAGACCAGCAGGTTATGGATTGGTGGCAGAAGATGATGCCACGTCAGGGCAAGCCGTCGTTCGATGACATCAAGTTACATCGGGAAAAGAAGCTCGCTGCCGGAGGCCCAGACCCGGAAAAAACCGACCGTGTCATGCTGGTGCGGAATCGGGTATCCAGAATTTATTATAAGCATAAGTTCTTTGACTATCCGGTTTCCCTGAAGTGGGATACCATCAAGAACATGGGCTTCGCCACCACCGTTGCAGCCGGATGCAGCTACTTGAAGAGCACCATCGGCAAAAAGGAAGAATCCTCTCTGGAAAACTTCTATATCAATCGTTTCGGCAAAAAGCTGTATTCCATGTTCTTCGAGGGCTACACCGAAAAGCTGTGGGGTCGCCATCCAAGAGAAATCTCCGCAGACTGGGGCTCGCAGCGTGTCAAGGGCTTGTCCATCACTGCGGTTATCAAGGATATGTTCTCCAAGCTGAATCCGAATAAGACCAACCGCAAGGTGGAAACTTCCCTGATTGAAGAATTCTATTACCCGAAGTATGGTCCGGGTCAGCTCTGGGAAATCACCGCTTCCGAAATCGAAAAGATGGGCGGTAAGATTCTCATGAACAGTGAAGTCACCCAGATTCACACCGACAAGACCGGCAAGATTCTCTCCCTGACCTACAAGCAGGACGGCAAGGAACAGGAAATTGCAGGCGACTTGTTCATCTCCTCCATGTCGCTGAAGGATTTGGTGGCTGGTATGAATGACGTTCCGAACAACATCGCAGCCATTGCAAAGGGTCTGCCGTATCGGGATTTCGTCACCGTTGGGCTGCTGGTCGACAAGCTGAACCTGAAGAACGAAACCAATATTCCAACCCTCGGCAACATCGTTCCGGACTGCTGGATTTATGTACAGGATGTCGGCGTCAAGCTCGGACGAATTCAGATTTTCAACAACTGGTCACCGTACATGGTTGAAGACCCAGAACACACCGTCTGGATTGGTCTGGAATATTTCTGTACAGAGGGCGACAGCTTCTGGAACATGGACGACAAGACTTGCATCAACATGGCAATCAAGGAACTTGTTTCTATGGGTATTATCAGCTCGCCGTCGGATGTCAAGGATTCCCACAGAGAAAAGGTCAAGAAGGCATATCCGGCTTACTTCGATACCTATGCACAGATTGATGACCTGATTGCCTATCTGAATCAGTTTGAAAACCTCTACTGTGTCGGCAGAAACGGTCAGCACCGTTACAACAACATGGATCACTCCATGGCAACCTCTTTTGAAGCAGTCGACAACATTATTTCCGGCAAGAAGGACAAGAAGAACATCTGGTCAGTCAACACCGAAAAGGAATATCACGAAGAAAAGAAGAGCTAAGGAACATCGTCTCCCCTGAAAGGGGAGATGTCACGCAGTGACAGAGGGGTCACCCCTCCGAGCAGCTTCGCTGCCCACCTCCCCTTTTAGGGGAGGCTTTGCAAAAGGGGCAACGTCACGCAGTGACAGAGGGGTCACCCCTCCGAGCAGCTTCGCTGCCCACCTCCCCTTTTAGGGG